GGTAGACCGTGCAAGTCGTACCCGTGCAGAACGAAATAATATCTGCCTCCGATATGTTGCCTGAACCGTCGAAGCCGATTGTAGTGGTAGTCGAATCCGATGCCCTGCGAATGACCATGCAGTCCGTGACGTTGCCGTTCAGCCTTCGCGTGGAATAAGCCGCCTCTGCTCCGCTGCCATACGTCTCGTTTAACAAGCCCGTGAACGCGGGTGCGGCTGTTACTTCCTCCCACGTTTGCTTGAGGCTTATTGGAACGGTGCCGCCCGTCCTCGCTTTCAGGTACTCCAAAAGAGCCGCCTTCACAGTAGCGAAAGAAGCATCGTCTGCGGGTGCAGGTGTGAACTCAACCCAAGTCCCCGTGTCGGGATCTGCGAACGCTGCCTCTGAGTAATATATCTTCCTTCGGATAATCTTCCCCGCTGTTGGGGTGTCGCTTGATGCGCTCTCTGCGAGTCCGTCCCCGTCCGCTTTAGCCGTGTAATAAAGCTCGACCGTATCCGTTGCTCCGCTTCGGAATGTCTCCGCATCCGTTTGAAAGCGATTGTGATACTGGGTATCGATTGCGATATCTGCCCACTCCGTATCGTAATCCGTACCGCTTGCCTTCACGAGAGCTTGTCCCGTTGTGCCTCCTGCGATGACTCCGACCTTGTCGTTGTTGGTCGTTATATCGCTCGCTTGGGTTGGGGTGATTCCTACTTTGGCATTGTTTGCGGTTATGTCTGAAGCCTGTTGGGTTGTGATCCCCACCTTTGCCGTATTCGCTGCGACTGCGCTATTAGCTGCAACCCGTGCCTCGGTATAATAAAGATTCCCGTTCTCGTCAATGTCTCCCGTATCCAAAACCACAACGCCCGTTTGACCGTTTACCGAGTCGACAGGAACGCTCGGGATGTCGGTTGTAAGTGCGATCGTACCCGATGAGCTTGGAAGCAATACGGTGAGATTTCCCGCGTTCGGAGCACGAAGCCAAATCTTGCCCGTTGCGTTTTCCCAATACGTCAGCGAGCCTTGCTTGAAGTTGATGTCTGCAACCGTAGAAATTGCGTCACTCCCTTCGATGGTCATAGCCTCAAATTCGACTTCGTTTCCTTCGGTACCTGCTGCAACCGAGAACGAAAGAACCCCTGGAGAGGCTTCGCTTATGGTCATCCCCGAATGATTGACTTTCATCGTAGCACTCGATGCTAGTATATCGATATAACCCTTCGTCGTATCGTTAAGGGTGTCATACATCTGAGCACCCGTTCCGCTTGCTTTAAACTTCTGAAGCAGCTCTTGAAGCCCGTTGTTGACCATCCACTTTTGAACCCCTGAGTTGTACGATATGACGCTTCCCTGTGAGGGGCTTATGATATTCGTATCGGTCAAGTCTTCGAGCGTCTCAACGCCTCCTGTGTCCAAAGTGACAACCCCTTCTCCATCATCGGTCAAGGTGCCGTTCGTGACTTTGATCGTGCGAACGCTGAGGACATCGGTTGAACCGTCAAGGGTAAGCATCCGGAGGAAGCCTCTTCGAGCGAATGAAGGTTCGTCACCTCCTTCGGGAGATACTCCGTCGATGGGAGCGTTGCAAGCGTCCCACTCGTAGGGGATAGCAACCGACAAATCCAAGAGAACACCCGAGAGAACGTTCTTGGTCTCTTCTTCGAGTGGTGTTGTCGTAGCGTTTACGACTTCATAATCTTGAGCGAACGTGAAGATATTGCCACCCATTCGGATATCCGCGATAATATCCTCCGCGCATTGCTCCGCATCCGATACAACCTCCCTTTGTCGTTCTACTTTATCGCTCTTATCTGCGGGAACGTCCAAGATATACACCTCGATATTATACGTCTTGGTTCCGCTGTCATACGTTGCCCCGGTGTACACCAAGTGCATGAGCGGGAACTCGGTAAACTTTGCGAGATCCACATCATCCGGGGAGCCGAATGAGAATGACTTGATGAAGAAGTGACTCGTCGCGAAGTCTTCGAACCTTTCGACGATGTTATTGAACGTGATCATGTGCTCTGTCTTTTAAATAGCTGAGATGTTGGAATACGACTTGAACAGGGAGTTCCGTAATCGAGTCCATCTTGAGGATGTCTTCTCCGGAGAGGGAGTAGAGGAGATGGTACCACCCCCATTTTTCGCCGACTGGATCGCTTTGTCCGCCACCTCCAGCAAAGAGAACTGCATATCGTGAAGCAGTTGATTTCTGGAAGTCCAAAAAAAAAGCAGCATCCCCGATACCAAGTCCGCTCCCATCTCTTCAAATATGCTTGCGTCTTCTTTGGCGGTGTACTTCTTGACTTCGTACTTGTCTCCGAGTTCGTAGGTCACTTCCCGATAGAGAAGAGCGGTAATCTTATGGGCGTTTGCCCAAAAGTCTTCGAGGTGGTTCTCCATATCGATCCATTCACCCGCTGTGAAGTCATCCCAATTCGGAATGAAGCCAAATCGTTTTCCGTCGATTTCAACGACTTTCTCATGCCGTGCGGTCTCTTGGGTAAGAAGATTATCCAAATGCGCTGTAGCGGCTTGTATTAGCTTCTGAGGCATCGCACGCAGTTTCTCCACCGAGTACCCCGAGCAGATAGATATCTTCTCAAGTGGGTTGTCTGCGGTCATCATGACTTGGAGTTCTCCGAGTGAGAGATCAGACCATCGGTGCGGGAGTTTGAGTTCCATCATTCTAATAACTCGTTTTCTTTGGTTTCCTTACGTGCGGAAAGTTAGGGCAAAAAAAAAGCCCCGTGAGGGGCTGTTAAGATAGAAGGAAGGATTCGGTTTGCTCGGTGCGGTCCAGCACCTCTTGAAACCATTCGGGTTCGGTGTTCATTTTCTTACCACTCACGGCGACCTTGCTCGTTCTCGTTGAAGTGGACTCTAAGCCAGTTCAAAGCGCCCTTCTTCGTGTCCCACCATCCAGCGCAGCAAAGGCTGAAGTCGATGCTTGTAAGTTCCCACTCCTTGTTTGAGAATCGCTCGAGCCTCATCTCGTGCTTGTTACCTGTTGGGGTGGTGATTGTAATGTCGTACCATCCAATGAAGCGCTTTGTTGTTGTGACGTTGTTCATGGCTGTTTGTTTTTGTTTGTTTCGTTTGATGTCTCAAAGATACGCAATTCTTTTCTTTATCTCCAAATTTATTTTGCTTTATTTCGTGCTTTTTTTCTTAATCCCTTTATTCACAGGGTTTTACGGATAAAAGTTTTTTTCTATCCGATAGCATAAGAGCCGAAGTTCGGGTTCGTTTGGTTGAATGTAATCGCGTACCTCATCGCGTCAATGGCGTGGTTAAAGTTGTCGACGGGTTCATTGAGCTGCTTGCCGTTCTTGTCTTCCTTCCATTTGTAATTGCGTAGCTCCCGGATGAGGTTTACACTCCGAGCCGTGATAAGAAGCGGTCGCGAATGGAGGAATTGGATTCCATTTTTAACCGAATCCTTTCCCTTTCTTGCTCCGTGAGTATTGAATCCGTGAGCATGTATCTCGTCGATGCTCTTGGGTTCTGCGGAGTCACAGATAACAACATCCGATCGATGGACTTCGTTATCTCGGAGCACTTTTGCAATATCTGAATTCGTAAGTCTTGTGGCGTAGCAGAGTTCATCGACTGCGAATCCATGCCCGTCTGTATAGACTCGGACGATGGCGGTTGGGTCGTTTGTATATCCGAAGTCGATGCCCGTTGTGAGGAGTTTGTATTCATTGGGTATTTGGTTTATTTCTGTCCAGTGGGTGAAGATGGTGGATTGTGCGGTTCCTCGTTCTCCGAGACCGTATACCTTCCAAAAGTTCTCGTCTGCTGTTTTAAACCGCTCAATTTCCATGACCACACTTTCAGGGAGGAACGGGTTGTCTTTGTACGTCGTTTGGAAGAACTCTGCGTCTTCTCGTGGGATAACTTCGTCATAGATCCAATGGAATTCGTCTGATGGGTTGTAATCGATTAAGACCCTCCCCGTGGTTCTGAGGAGGAGTTGCCGCCAATCTTCGAGGTTGATCTCGTTGGCTTCGTTGATGAATAGAACGTCTCGCTTGCGTCCTCTTACCTTTTGCGGTTGGTCGATGCTAATGAACTCAACCATGTTGCCCCAGAGTTGATAGGTTGCATCGCTCTTATTGTGGAGGTCGGGGTTGTATATCTCTTCCTTGTTGAGTATCTCGAAAAAGTCCCTCATCGCGGTGGCACGAAGTGCGGGGAATGTCTTTCGGCATATGGTGATAACGAGTCCCGAGTTCTTGTGGCAAAGCTCAATGAGTGCCGTAAGGATGGAGTACGTCTTCCCGGATCGTGTCCCGCCTTGGTGAACTTGAATCTTCGACTTGCATTCTTTAACGTGGTAATATGTCGCGGGGAGTTTACTCATCGAGCCAGGAGAGCGGCTTCTTCTCGGTGACCTCTATCTCTTGCCGTTCGATATATCCGCGCTTCTTGCCTTTGGTCTTGAGGAAGAATATCGTCGCGGCTGGGTTGCCTTCCTTCACGAGCTTGTACAGGTGGGATTCTGCGAAGTCGAGAACGCCGTCTTGGATAGAGTCGACCGCTTTCTTGTAGTCCGGGTCTTCTTTCAGCCAGTTGTAATGAGTGCCGCGAGATATACCCGCCATCTTTACAGCCGTTGAAACGATGCCCAACGACTTCTCAAGAGCT